CGACGTTGCGTGCCAACGTGGATTGGCTGCGCAAAGAGGCCGGACACGTTGATGTCGAAAATAACTTCAATAACGATGACAGCATGGCTGGTGATGGATTGCGCGGAATTGCGAATCGCATCGAAGATCTGCAACAGCAATATGCGACCTTACTTGCCAATCTGGCCGTGCTGGCAACTGAACTACGGGCGTTGCCAGTGATCGCTGGATCGTCTGGTAACGGCTATGTTGAACATTTCGTGTTGCAGGCTGATGTGTGGCGATTGGCTGAACGCTTCGATAGTGAACTGGCCAAGCATCGAGGATTAATTGCCTGAGATGCGTCGCGAGACTGCGCACATCGAACGCCGCAGCGGGACGGATCGCCGGACCTCGAATTGGCGCGATGCCACACGGCATCTCCCACCATCTGCATTGGAAGCCGTCGCGTTGCGTGGCTGTGTGGAAACGATTCGCGTCCTCTTCGAGCGGGACGATTACGACTTCATGGACGAGTTGACGATGCGCGAGATGCTGGACGATATCGGCGTGACCATCTTCAGCCTCGATGAGAGCATCCGGCGATTGGCGACGACACGGGCGGAGACCAATGCCCCGCGATTTGACTGATCTGATCGTCGTGCTCTCGCGCATTCAAGGCGATCTGCGGGCTATCAATGCCCATCATTTCGCCTATCCTGATGATCCGAAAGCAGAAGAGACCATCGTCACGTTGGTGATGGTGCTTCAGGCACGCGTGCAGGAGTGGATGCGCGGCCAAGTCGCGACGCCAGACGACGCGGATCGACGCCAGCAACCGACGCTACGCCATTACGACCGGCGGTGGGGCGAGCGACTGGATGACTTACCCCTGCCGTCGGTCTCCTAACCCGCTGCGTCGGGGATGCGGCCAGACCCGGCGTTCGAGATGATCGCGCAGATACAGCTCATTCAAGGCATTCGTGTTCCGCAGTTCTCGTGCCGCGATATCATCGAGGAGTTCGTGCAGATGGGCGAGATGGTCCAGATCGAGCGGATCGACTTCAGCCGCGAGCTGCAAGCGGCGCAAGGCTTCGGCATTCATCCGCATGCGATGGAGAATTTCGCGGAGCGGTAACGTCATCGGCGATGAACGAAGTGACTGAGGACGATCACCGCGGTGAACAGGGCCAGCAAGACCAGAATCGGATCGACCCAAGGACGATCAAAGAGCCAGTTCATTGCTGGTGTAATCAGATAGAATAGGCGGCGCGCAGCGAGCGCTCAACTCGTTGCGCACCTGACCACGTATCGATGCGACAAGGACGCATCCCGCATGGCTCATCCCATTGTACTGCCCCAACTCATGGCCGGCCAGACGCACGGCCGCTTGACTGTGCTCAGCGTGTCCGGTGATTACACCGTATGCCAATGCATCTGCGGCCGAATCAAAACGTTTTACAAGTGGAGCGTGATGCGGAGATTGACGCAGAGTTGCGGTTGTCTCCAGAAAGAACGGGCCTCCGCAGCCAACACAGTGCATGGACATTCACGGCATGATCAGCACGGTGCGCAAGTGCTCACCCCTGAATACCGGGCATGGCACCATGCGAAGGCTCGTTGTTTCAATCCGCGACATAAGCGATTCAAGGATTGGGGCGGACGAGGTATCACAATGTGCGAGGAATGGCGCGATGATTTTGCGGCTTTTTTGGCTCATATCGGCCCAAAACCTCACCGTTCAATGTTGCTAGATCGCATCGATAATAATGGCAACTATGAGCCAGGCAATGTGCGATGGGCGACGCCACTAGAATCGGGTCGTAACACACGACGTGCTCAGGCTACATTACGGTAGAACTGATGCGAATTGATCGTCGTCGTATGAATCGCGCCGGTCTCAGGCAGGGACCATGCCGGAATATGTGACACGGTGCGAGGATTGAAGTAGTGGGTACTGTTCGATGTCGGATCGGGCACGGGCCACGGATACCGATGCACAATCTGCGCCGCGAGCGTGAGACAGGTGCTCAGCACAATCGCATCCGGCTGATGTTCGAGTGAATCATTCTTCCCCAAGAGCTCAGCCAAGCGCAGCCCGATGGTCTGCTGCGCGTCTCGGTCATTCCAGCAGGAGTATTGGGCGGGCCAGAGACAGCATTCCTGCACCGAGTGACCGCGATGCCCTTTTGCCATGCGATTGATGACCGTGAACATCACGGCGACAATGCCGAGAACGGGCTCGCTGCGCGCCTCGAGGAAGGCGGTGAGACCGAGCAGGACATGGTCCGGCAAGCGCTCCAGCTTCGCGCGGTCAGTCGGATTCATGTAGTCCTCGGTGACGGGCCACCCATGCACAAATGGCGCATGCCTCAACTGGGCACACGTGTGGAAATTCAGGCAACGCCTTGAACGGCATCATCCGTTCGGATTTGATACCGAAATACTTCACGTGCTCGTGACGATGCGATGCATGCTCCAGCTTCGCGCGGTCCGCAGGTAACATGCCGTGATCGTAACGCATGACACGGCTGGGCCTGTTGGCCGATACTCTCCCCAGTGCCTCTCCGTGACCCCCCACTCAGCCGGCGACGGCACGCGCCACGGGGACCACTCAAGCAGCGAGACCCGATAAGTACGGAACACCCCATAAGTGATCGTCAATGCACGGCTCATGCGAAGCACAGCGGGGCGCGATGCAAGTACCCCGCGATTCCGGGTGGCCGTGTCTGTCGCTTTCATGGTGGCAATGCTCCGCAGGTGCGCGAAGCGGCGGAAGAACGACTTCGCAAGCTACAGCATCCGGCCATTGATCGCATTGCGAAGCTGATTGATCAGGAACAATTCCCCAGCGTATCGTATGCGGCCAGTAAGGATGTGCTGGATCGGACGATGGGTCGCGCAACCGAAGTGGTGGATGTAACGCACTCAGGCTCCATCGATATGACGATTCTCGACCGATTGATGCGTGGTCGCCATCGCAATGCCGATCAACACGACTGAACCGGCTGACCTCCAACTGGCGGATGAAGTCGCCGAATGCTATGGCAATCCATTGCGCTTCGTGCGCGTCATGTATGACTGGCCGATTCACGATGAGCCCGGTCCTGATGTGTGGCAGCGTGAACTACTTGAGGAAGTTGGGCGACAAGTGCGTGACCGGAAGTTCACGGGCCGCGATCCTGTACCGCCGTTGCGTTTCGCGGTCAGTAAGGGTCATGGCGTGGGTGGCTCCACGGTGATTGCATGGTTGATAAATTGGATCATGTCCACACGCCCTCATTGCCGTGGTACCGTTACCGCGAACACAAATTATCAGTTGGAGACTAAGACGTGGGCGGCGGTGCGTGAGTGGACGAAGCGCTGTTTAACGGCTCATTGGTTCGAGATCAACGCCAACGTGATGTATCGCAAAGGTGCTCGTGAATCATGGTTCTGTGCGCCAGCTTCTTGCGCAGAAGAGAACAGTGAAGCCTTCGCCGGTCAGCACGCCAAAGATTCCACGTCGTTTTATTTCAACGATGAAGATTCAGCCGTGCCCGATAAGATTCACGAAGTGGAAGAGGGCGGCTTGACTGACGGCGAAGCCATGCAGTTCTTATTCGGGAATCCCACGCGCAACACCGGCGCGTTCTATCGCGCCTGCTTTGGCGCGCAGCGTGAGCGATACACGGTGCGTGTGATCGATTCGCGCACAACAAAGTTTGCCAACAAAGCACTACTGCAAGAGTGGATCGATGATTACGGCGAAGATTCCGATTTCGTCCGCGTGCGGGTCCGAGGCTTGCCGCCAACTGCCGACGAACTCCAGTACATCGATGCCGGCCGCATCGTGCTCGCCCAGACGAACGTGCCCTATGTCATTGCGCAGGAACCGCTCATCGCCGGCGTGGATGTCAGTGGTGGCGGATCCGCATGGACGGTCTGTATGTTCCGGCAAGGCTTCGATGCACGCAGCATCAAACCGATCGTGCTGACAGGTGAGCAAACCATCAAGCATGATCGGCAGTTGGTGGTTGATCAGCTCGCCAATGCGTTGAATGAACATCCGGTCACGGCGATGTTCATCGACAGCGCGTATGGCGCACCTGTGGCCGTGCGGCTCAAAGCGATGGGCTTTCGCAATGTCCATGAAGTGAACTTCGGTGGGGCGTCAAGTGATGTATATGCAGAAAATGCGCGAGCGGCGATGTGGAAGGCCATGAAGGAATGGTTGCCGAAAGGCGCGATTGACCAGCATGATCACCGGCTGGCGACGGAGCTTGCAGGCCCAGGCTTTCATCTGTCGAAAAAGAATAAACTCGTGCTGGAGTCCAAAGCCGAGATGCAACGACGTGGTGTCGCATCACCCGACCGTGCGGACGCCCTCGCTTTGACCTTCGCGATGCCCGTCAGATTGCCACAGCGGCGAGGGGAGCGCTGGGCACCGGTCTCGCCGAGTGCGTGGGGTTGAAGTGCTACAATCCGCCGACAAGGAGTGACGCATGCCCGCATTTCCCAATCTCGGCGGTAAAACAGCGGCGGAAGCCAATGATATTTTGGCGAGTGGAGGCTGGATTGGTGGCCATACCGGTGGTGGGGTCCGCTTTCAGTCGGGCGGGACTCATAAGATCGTATGGCAGGACCCAGCCGTCGGCGCCGATGTCGCCCTCGACGTGACGGTAAATTGCTTCTTCGATTCCACCCCGAGCTATTACAGCAGCACTGACGGCGTTGTTTGGGGCACGTAGAGATGCCGACGCTCGACAATCTCGCTGCGCAGACCATCGGCGAGCAGGAATGGCGCATTCTCCGGCTCGAAGAAGAGAATCGCCACTTACGGGATGAAGTGCAGGCATTGCGAGGAAGGATTGAATATGTCACCCGCCCGCTCGAAAGCCCAGAGGATCGCCACAGCGATTGCCGAGCACCATCCTGAGCAGTTGTACGCGCGGAATGCGGGACTCGCCAAAATGTCGAAACGCCAACTCCATGATTTCGCGGCGACGAAAGAGAAGGGCTTACCGCAGAAAGTGCGCAAGCCCAACCGCTATGGCCAAATCGGCAAGCGATGAAGCATTCTCAGGCAGCAGTCGAACGGTTGCGCGGACGGCTGCTGGATGTGCTTCTCTCCGATCATCCCGATGGAGCCGAAGCGAGCTGGCGCATGGAGATCATCATTCGTTGGTGGCTGGATCAGATGAACATCGCGACGCACGGACGTACTGACATCATGATGGAGGTGTTGACGCAGGCGTTGAATGACAGTGGCATTACCACGCATGCGGTCATGACTGAAATCGGACCGACGGTGCAGTGAAATGACAACATGCCCCGTCTGTCATGTCACTAGTGAACCGACTGCGCGTATCGGGCCATTGGCCGTCTGCGCCAATTGCGGCGCGAGTATCGTCATCGAACAGAATGGGACCGTGCGTCGTGCCGTGGCGACCGATACCGAGCCGCTTTCCATGCAGGACTTGGCGCGGTTGACAGCGGCACGAGCCGCCATTGCGCGCCCAGTACGACGACGGTAAAACATGGCGCGCGAGAGTGAGGCGAAATTCTTAGAGCTGGCTCGCAAGCGGTTTACACTTGCCTCTGAAGCCGACGAGAAGCAGCGGTCTCGTGAGCGTACGGATTTACGCAATTACGCGCTTGGTCCCTGGTCGGACGATGACCTGAAAGCGCGCCAAGCGCAACCCGCGACCAATAGCGGCCTCCCTCCGGTTCCTGCGCGTCCTACCCTCTCAATTCCGCTCGTCCAGGAACCGATCCGGCAAGTACTTAATGCCGAACGTGGCAGCGATTTGGGCATTGAATTGGTACCCGCTGATGATTTCGCCGCGCTGACCGGTCCCGGCGATGAAACGGAGATCGAGTTACGCGAAGGCTTGATCCGGCGTATTCAGCGCGAAAGCGAAGCGCAGGACGCACGCAGTTGGGCCTTTGCACGGGCGGTCATCGCCGGACGCGGGTACTACGGGGTGATGACGCGCTACTTGCCGGGCAAGACATGGGACCAGGAGATTTACATTCAGCGGTACTACAACCAGGCGAGTGTGAGTCTGGACCCGGCGCATGAACAACCAGACGGTTCTGATGCGGAGTGGGGTTTTATCGGAGTCGATTTGCCTTGGGATGAATACAAAGCGCGGTACGGCAAGCGCGCCGACGATTCCCGCAATCGCGTCGTCTCCAGTGAGAGTGAGGACCAATTCCGAGCGCTGATGGATGAAGCGCCGGGCTGGTTCACGTCCGAAGGTGACGTGCGCATGTGCCGCGTCGTGGATTATTTCTACACGGAGCGCACCGCTCGCACACTTTGCCGGTTGGCGGATGGCTCAAGCGCATGGGAGGATGAACTTCCTTACTTCCACACCGGAGAGATACCGGCACAGGACAAGCGTCGCGTCATCGAGAAGTCAATCAAGTGGGCGCAGATCGACGGCGTACAGATTCTCGATGAGACCGATTGGCCCGGCCCTGATCTACCGATCGTGAAAGTGCTGGGCGAAGAGTTGCAGCCCTTCGATCAGGAGCGCCGCGCGCAAGGCATGGTGCGCCCTGCGCAGGATAGCGTCATGGGCTTCTGCGCGATGGTATCCAAGTGGGTCGAGATGATTGGCCTCTCGCCCATTCCGCCGTTCCAAGCGACACCGGATCAAATTGAAGGCTATCAGGCGTGGTCTCAGCAGGCGAATACGCGGGCGCTGCCGTATCTGCCCTACAACCTCGTCTCAGACGGCGGGAAACCGCTGGGGCCGCCGACACGGACACCCGTCGATACGCCCATCCAAGCCATCGCGGCCTCGGTGCAACTCTTTCGGGATGCGATTCAATCCACCACGGGCGTGCATGACCCGCAGCTCGGGAAAGTGGACCCGTCATTGCGAAGTGGCCGGGCGATTCAGGCATTGCAGCAACAGAGTCAGCATGGGACCAGCAACTTTCTCGACAATCTGCAACGCTCCCTGCGTTACGAAGGGCAAATCATTAACAATTTGCTGCCCCACATTTATGGCACGCCTGGGCGCATCGCGCGTATTCTGAGCGAACATGGCGAGCCGCAGACCGTGCAGATTGGCCCACCGACAGGCAATGGTAATGGCAATGCGCAAGCGCAGCCGAAGCAATATCAACTTACGAAAGACGCGAACTTCAATGTGATCGTCAAGATCGCGCCCAGCGTGGAAGCGCGTCGCGTGCAGGAAGCGGCGATGTTGGGTGACCTGTTGAGTGCGCAGCCGCAATTGATGACGATTTTCGGGGACCTTTATTTCAAGAATCTCGATGGGCCAGGCCATTTAGAGATGGCTGAGCGCATCAAAGTCATCCTTGATCCCAAAGTGCAGCAGATGCTTGCGAGTAAGCAGCAGGGCGGGACGGTTCCGCCAGCCGTGCAAGCGCAACTCATGCAGCTTCAGCAGCAGATTCAGGAAGCTGAGAAAGTGATGCAGGCGCAACAACAGGAGTTACAGACCCGACAAGGCGAGCAACAGATCAAGTTACAAATTGCGCAAATGCAGGCCGATCAGGCCATCAAGTTACAAGCCATGAGAGACGCCAGTGCGATCAGCGTGGCTAAAATCGCGGCAATGACGCGTGGAATTATCAGCGATAATGAGCGCCAAGTTGAAGAGATTGCACTGGCACAGGAAGCAGATCGTACAGCAGCCCAGATGCAACATGAAACACGAATGAAAGGGCACGATGTGGGCGCGGAGCATGCGCACGACATCGCATCGCAACAAGCCGATCAGCTTCATGAGATTGCAACAATGCATCTGGAACATCAACATGCCCTACAAGAGCAGCAACAAGCCGCAGATCTCGCGCCTGAACCGGAAGCGGAGACGGTAGAGGAATGAAACGGATCAAATACGCTTTTATCGGTTCACGAAAAGCGCATACGGTTCGGGCTGAAAAGGCACTCGGTCATCGTTTGCCGCAGAAAGCTGTTGTTCATCATCCTGACGAAGATTCGCTGAATCCTAACGCGAGATTGGTCATCTGTCAGGACAATGCTCATCACCTGCTTTTGCACGTTCGTGCGCGTGTTCTGCGCGCTGGTGGTAATCCGAACACGGATGCGATGTGCGGTGGCTGTCAAATGCCGAAACCCATCACGGATTTTGCGCCATCAGCCACTCGATCGACCGGGCGCTCTCATTTATGTCATGCCTGCGATGCGTTGAAAGCAGCCAAGCGGCGAAGAACGCAGGCAATGAAAATCAACGCCCAGCGACGCGCACGCTGGATAAAGCGAAGAGATGAGGCGAATGCGGCTCGGCGTGCAGATCGTGCGGCTCGGCCTGAATGGTATCGACAAGAGAGTCGTCGGCAATTTGCGAATGACCGTGAAAACATTACAGCACGGAATCAAGCTTGGCTCGCCGAGCATAAGGACGTGATTAACGCACGTCGGCGAGAAAAGCGGCTGCAATTGGCGCTCGATCAGGTGGAAATCTGGGAAAAGGGCATTGACGTGTTAGCGGCTGAGTTAGAAGCTCCGAATTGACAATCCGCCCCAACCGCGTGGACACTTAGCGGTCATTCTGTCGCATGGCCGAACCTGAATTAGTTGCATCGGATTCTGCATCGCCTCCGTCACCGCCACCGGAGGACAATCTCTCGCTCGCGGACCACGAAGCGCGGTATGGCGAAGGCGCGCAGCACGCGCAGCCCGAAGCGGCGACCCCGCCCGCCGAACTCCCGCAGACGGAGCCTGATACCGCTGATACCGGCACACCAGAGACAGAAGACGCTGCTGGGCCACGCGATGAGCGTGGTCGATTTCTTCCCAAGAAGCGCCATCGAGCCGAATCAGCCATTGCGACCTCGGAGGATGTTCCACGGATTCAACAACTCACCGCGCGTTTACGAGCGGCGGAGGCGGAGCGAGATGCGCTGAAGGCGCGTACGAGTGAGTCGGTCGCCCCGATTCCACGTGCCGTTCCGCCTCCCCCGGTAGCCACAGCGCCAAAGCCGACACCCGATCAATTCACCGATTACAGCGAGTATGTGGAAGCGCTGAGTGACTGGAAAACGGACCAGAAGATTGCGGCGTGGGAAACCAAGCGCCAGGAAGCAGAGCAAGCACGCGCCGCAGAATTCGATCGGCAACGCCTGACGAAGAGTTGGACCGAGCGCGTCACCGCAGCCAAAGCCAAATATCCTGATTTCGAGGAAGTGGCGCTGCAATCGGACACATCTATTCCGCAAGGGTCACTCATTGATGCGTGGATTCTCGAGGATGAAACCGGCGCGGACGTGCTCTATTACCTTCAGCAACATCCTGACGAAGTGCAGACCATTCTGAATCAGTCAGTTCTTCAACAAGCGAAGTCTCTTGCGCTGCTGGCGCAGCGATTCAATGGATCTTCTTCGCGCACGGCGGCCGTCGCTACCGGATCGGCCCCTGCGCCTCCATCCACTCCGACGCCTCGGCCGCCTAATCCGGTGCGGACAGGCCCCTTACGGACGGGTGATGAACCGCCCGACGAAGAAATTGCATCCTTGGCGGATCACGAGAAGTGGTACGCGATGCGACGACGACGCGGGGGCTAGTGAATCACTCGCCAGAGAGGCGAGTCCGTGGCAAATACGATCATAACGCCCACTTGGGTATCCAAGGATGTGGCGGTCGCCTGGAAGAACAACATCAAGCTCATTGCGAACTTCGATCGCCAGTGGGATCGCACCTGGGAGAATCTCCCGCAAGGTGCGAAGATTGGCGATACCGCGCAAGTCCGGCTGCCGCAGCGCTTCGTTGTGACCGAAGGGCAGGCATTCGTGCAGCAGGCGATTCTGAATCAGACCGTGCCTGTCAGCGTGAATCATCAGTATCAGGTGGGCATGGGCTGGAGTTCGGCGGATAGCGCGCTCCGCGTCGAAGAAGTGCAAGAGCGCTACACCATGCCGGCCGGCCGTGCGTTGGCCTCGAAAGCCGATGTCCAAAGTGGCGCGGAAGTGTATTACACCGTCTACAACTCCGTCGGGACACCAGGCACCGCCATCACCGACGATGTGACCTACACCGATGGCGTGGCGAAGTTGCGCAATCTCGGCGTACCCGAGGAACTCGTTGCGGTACTCGATCCGAAATCGCAGAGCAAACTGCTGGCGGCGAACTTCGCGCTGTTCAACCCGCAGGCGCAGATCAGCAAATACTTCCGCAGCGGACAGTTCGCCGGCGCGGCGCTCGGCGTGGACGAATGGTTCTGGGATCCGTTGCTGCCGACGCATACGACGGGCACGTTCACGACCGCGACACCGATTGTCTCAAGCGCGGGTCAGACGGGATCGACGCTGGCCATGAGCGGCCTCGGGACGTATGCCTTCAAAAAGGGCGACATCTTCACGGTCGCGGGCGTCAATAGCGTGAATCCAGTGGGCTACACCGACACCGGCGACTTGCAGCAGTTCGTGATCACCGCCGATACGGCGGGCACGACAACAGGCACCCTGCCTATTTCGCGGCCGATCCTCACGAGCGGGCAACCCCAGACGGTTACCGCCTCACCCGCGAATAATGCTGTCGTGACGTTCCTCGGAGCGACGGGCACGGTAGCTGCGACGATGGCGGCGACGGCCAGCAAGCAATCGCTGGTGTTCAATCCCGGCGCGTTCGCGTTCGTGGCGGCGGATCTGCCGAAGAATCTCCCCGGTGCGAACAGCCGTCGCGTGAATGATGAGCAAGTGCGCATCTCACTGCGATGGACGGAGCAGTATCAGTTTATGTCCGATCAGTTGCCGAGCAAGGTAGAAATGCTCGTTGGTGTCGCGGCTATCGTGCCGCAGTTCGCGTTCCGCTGCTTCTCATAGGAGATCATCATGGCACTTGTGCATACAACCGTGAGTGCTGCGGTGACGACAGCGGACACGTCGATCACCGTGGCGTCAGCAACCGGCTTTTCGGCGGGGTACATCATTCGGATTGGCGACGAGATGATGCGCGTCGGCGGCGCGTATGTTTCCGGCACCTCTATTCCCGTCATTCGCGGACAGGATGGCACGCTCGTTAGCGCCCATGCCGTGACTTCGGGTGTGGTGTGCGGCATCGCAAGCGATTGGGCGACGCCCGGCGCGCAGACCACGGCGCAGTATCCGCTCGCCGGACGCAATCGTACGGTGATGACGTACGGCGCAGCCGGGGCCATTAGCTTGCCAACGGCGGGCACCGACATGCTGGCGATCATCAATGGCACGTCGGCGCTGGCGATGACTGTGGCGGTCCCCACAAAGGATCTCGACGGGTCGCTGCTGTGGATTGCGAGCGACGGCGCCGGCGCGCACACGGTCACCTTTGCTGGTGGCCTCAGTGGCGCTGGAAGCAGTTACGATGTGGTGACGATCAATGCCACCGCACCTGTTCTGCTCGGCCCATTCATGGCGGTTAACTCGCTGTGGCAATGTGCGGTGGCCGTGCCGATGGCGGGAACAGTCACGAATCTGACCGCGACGGTGGCGTAACATGGATCAAATTCTTTGGGGACCACAATCGGATTATGCTCGTGAGCGACGGAAGTGGGAAGCGTACCCGACGCAATATGGAGAACCGGAACGCCCGTTCGTCTTTCGCGAATATCCGTTGATGCTCTATCGCGCGAAGCGGAAACCGGAAGGCGGCAAAGATCCGATCCTTGAGCAGGTCATTGTCGAGGATGATCAGCAGGAGCGCAACATGCACAGTCGGGGCTGGGTGCGCGGCCCCGACCATGCGATCAAGGTGCTCGAGGAGAGCGAACGCGGGCTGGCGCAAGCGGCGGCCGAGCGCGCCTATCAGGATCGGTTGATGAGTGATCGCGCGAAAGCAGAAGCGGCCGCCATAGACGAAACAACCATCAGCCATTTAGGTGAAGTGCCAATTACGCCCATACACAAGAAGGGCTGGCCAAAAGGGAAACCAAGGAAGCAGGTGAATCGTGAGTAATCCGAGTGTTGGAGGGGCATTCAATCCAAACGCAGATTATTCGCCCACGGGGCTCTGGACGTTCACGCAAACGCCTGTGATCGGGAGCGGCGCGTATGTGACCACAGGCGCAACACAGACGCTCACAGCCAAAAGTTTGACTTCGCCCACGATTACGGGCACGGTGACGGGCGCAGCCACGCTGGCGGGCAACATCTATTCCGATTTCAAAGTACTGGCGGCGAGTGCGACCTTCAGCAATACCGCCACCTTGGCGACACTGACCGGTTTCTCCTGGTCGTTGATTGCGGGGGCGACCTATATCTTCGAGGTGAATCTCCCGACAACGATGACGACGGTGGGTGGCTTGTCGGTCGCCTTCACGTTGACGACGGCCACCCTCACGTCGATGCAGATGCAGACGTATGCGGCCACGGCGGCCGATGCGACGACGGCCGTCAGTACGCAGAGCACCACCACCACGTCGGGGACGAAATTCTTCGACAGTAAAACGGCGGCCTATACGCTCGTGACACTCAAGGGATCATTCGTCGTCAATGCAGCGGGAACCTTGGCGGTGCAGGCGGCCCAGAATACGGCGGCGGGCGGTGGGGATGCCAGCATCGTGCTGCTCGGGGCGTATGCGAAGCTGGAGCGCGTCCTGTAACGCCTAAATGGCGATCACGCTCAGCGCCGCAGCGGCCAGCACGGCAGCCGATGCTCTCTGCGCCTTGCTGAATGGCGGCAAGGTGCGCTTGTATGACGGGGCGCGACCGATCACCGCGGACACGGCCATTACCACGCAGGTGCTCCTCGCGTCACCCACCTTTGCGAATCCGGCCTTTGCGGCCGCGGTGAGCGGTGTGGCAACGGCGAATACGGTCGTCTCAGATAGCGACGCGGCTGCTAGTGGCACTGCGACCTTTTTCCGGGCGGTGACGAGTGGCGGGGCATCGGTGTGTGATGGATCAGTAGGTACCGCTGATGCGGATTGCATCTTGTCGAGCGTGAGCATTGTGGCGCATGGCACCGTGTCGATCACCTCTGTGATTTATCGTCAACCGCTGGCGTAAACTACGCTGATGCGATTCCATTATCAGAATCTGCAAGAGACGGATCAGCCACGGAAAGGCGTTGAGATTGTCTTGTCCTCGCGTCGTCGCTACGGCATGCCATCCGAACACGCGATCCAACAAGCACTCACCTAAGCGATGCCCGGTGGCGCGACGAGTGCGACCGCGACGCTGATCGCGAGTCTCCCGTATAGCGACAGTTCCACGTCGGCGATGACGGTGGGCACCGCTGGTGCGAATGCGTCGGCGGATGCTGTTGCTGCGCTCTTGAATGGCGGCACGATCAGAATTTACACGGCGCCGCAACCCGCGAGTGCGGATGTGGCAGTCACCACGCAGACCCTCTTAGCCTCTCCGACGTTTGGGACGCCTGCGTTTGCCGCGGCTGTGGCTGGCGTCTCCACCGCGAATGCCGTCATCGCGGATGGCAACGCGGCCGCCAGTGGAACCGCGAACTGGGCGCGCTTCGTCACCAGCGGCGGCGCGACAGTCTATGACGGCACCGTCGGGACAACGCCTGCAGCTCACTGTCGACTACCGAGCACAACGATCACCATTCACGGCACCGTGTCGGTGACGAGTGCGCGCTATCAATCGCCGGTCATCGATCGCGGCCGATGGTACAAATATCTTGCTGCTACACCTGCCGTGCCGAACGAACTCGGAGTGTTCGTCTACACGGCCGGCAGCAATAACTTAGACCTGCGGGTGTACACGCCGGATGCCGTCACGCCCTATCAGGCAGGGAACCTCTTTCCGTTCACAGCCATTCGCAATAAGCCCATCCAGTTTCCCGTCAGTGCGGGCGTCGCCTATTATCTGAATGTCTTCGGCGCCGGGAACGCGGGCGATTACACCCTGTCAGTCCTTGCCGGCGCGACCGATCCGGCCCCCATTGGGTCGATCTTCGTCAATGATGATCATCTCGCGTGGCCCCTGGTCATCCTGTCCGCGATCGATGGCACGCCGCTGCGGTATATCTCCCCGTTTCCCATTGGCGAAACCGCGGACATCCTCGCCACGGGCACCTATACCGGGCGCATCCTTGTGCATGACCGGACCAACACCGTTACCGATGATCGACTGAAACTCTACTCGCCACATTTCGATCTGTTGGCCGATGTGCAATACCTGATGGCGACGGATAGTCAAGTCTGTCCGATCATGTCGAATAAAAGCATCCGCTTTTATATCGGCCGCGGCACAGATGCCGCGAATGCAAATCATGCCACCGTGACGACGGTTACGGCGACCGGAGCGTTTGGCGCGACGACGTGGAATCTGCCGGCGGCTGGCCTGCGCAGCCTCGCGCCATCGGTTGATGAGACGATCCTCTATGTGACTGGTCAGGGCGGGTTCCTCAACACGCCGGTCAAACGGTGGGATCTCGTCAATGCCGTGTTTCTGTCGGATCTCGCGGCCGGCATTCCCAACTACTTCGTCACGTTTGCATGCGGGATGCTCGTCCTGAATGACGATACGATTCTCGTCAGTTACGAAAACAATGTCAGCGAGAACAATCCCCCGATGGTGAAGCACTATGCCACCGATGGCAGCGTGCTCAACACCTACACCATGACGGGGAGTCTCAGCAAAGATGTCCGATTGACGCATGCGCTGGACGATCCAGCGAGCTTTTGGATGTGGACGAAGGCCAATACCGGGATCAATCGCTTCACGAATCTCCGCGTCAGTGATGGCGCCACCCTCACGACGTTTGATGTCACGCAATTCGAGAATGGTACGTATGCGGGTGTCGTGTCCGCGACGCCTTCGGCGCGCTTTGGGGCCAGCGAGTCTTGTCCATTCCTGATTCTCCGCGTCGGCGTCGGGCTCCCACCCATCACGGGCACGATTGATGTGATCGCGCCACCGCCCAACAGTGGTACCGTACCGAATGCGCTGGCGCTCACTGGCTATCCGTTACCGCCTCGGCATCTCGAGGCGCTGTGCAGGACCATTATGACCATTGCTGCCTTGTCACCCGATGCCCGTCAGCAGATGTTCAACGCGCTCGGCGTCATGCTCAGCGGCGGGAAGCTGCTGACGCAGGAAGCTGGCACAACCACGAATCTCGCGACCTACAGCGACTCAGCGTTGACGGTCGCAAACAGCAATCCCGTGATCGCTGACGCATCGGGACTGCTCGGCCCGATTTACCTGCTACCGCAAGCGTACAAATTCACGCTCTATGACAGCAACGATCTGCTCCAGTGGTCCCAAGACAACGTGTGGGATGTCGGGGAATTACTCCAGGCGACGATTACGACACTTCAAACGCAAGTCACGGCCAATCTGGCCTTGACCGAGACGAAATTCTGCACGACGCAACTCACGATGAATTCGACCGCGACGTTGGCCAACATTGTGGGCCTGACCGGCTTCACGCTTGCGGCTAGCGGCGTTTATGCCTTCGAGATCAATCTCGCGGGGACCAGCACAGCGAATGGTGGGTTGAAAATTGCCTTCAAGTACACAACCGCGACATTGACCAACCTCGAGGCGACGGCGCAAGGCTTCACGGCGAGTGCCGTGGCGGTGCAGCATACGACGACGACGACCGATCAGGCGACCTTGTTCGGGCAGACGGCCGCGGTGATCAGCATTCGCATCGTGGGCCGGTTGACGGTGAATGTGGCGGGCACGCTGGCCGTCCAAGCCGCGCAGAATGCTAGTCACAGCGATACCTCGGCGATCTACATTGGGAGTTCAGCGCGGTTCACGAAAGTGTCCTAAAACCACGGTGGAATGGCATTTAGCCGTATCTGAGCTATACTGAGCGTGACGCCAGCCGAAGAGGGTGATCCGGGTTGGACGGCTTGACCCAATTGGGCAATAACCCTTCGGCCGCCGAGAAGATGTGAATCATCGTCGGTTGGCGTCGCCGTCATGTTGAGGACATGTCCAAATGCCCGTCGTGAATTGTCGCATCGTCAGCACACCACGGACCGGACATCATGAGATTTCCATTGACAATGATGATGCTCCGATTCTGATCGGGAATGGCCCAACGAAGAAAGCGGCCTTGCAGGATGCGATGGATACCTTACAGGGGCTTCAATCGGATATTGCCCGGCGACTGGATGACATCGAACGAGAACAGCCAGGTTTCAAAGAAGAATGGAAAGAGCGAGCACGCCGTTGGATCAATCGTGAAAGCCACATCAATACGGATGGTCCGTTCACGGAGTTGATTGAAGAAGCGCGGCGAATCATTCGCACGGCATACCACCTTCCGCCGTAGACACACACAGAACGGGATTCCAATGACTGATGCCACTGAAGCCCGTGAAACTCACGAATACATCGATCATGGTTTCGGCGGCCATCTCGTCGGAATGTCTTGCTCGATTTGCAAGAGAACATTGCATCTTGCACCGATAATTGAGCGGGTCATGAATCTATCGCCGTGGATTGAAGAGGGCGACAGCATTTGGTGTTTTTTCTGTGGCATCACCGCTGCCCGTTGCTATCTATCATCGCCGCAGTCAGCCACCCATCAACAAGACTGTCTCTATCGACTGTGGCGCGAACATGCTGAATGATGACGCGCCTGACCCGCGCGATGTCTGTACCTGTGCGCGGTGTGGACGCACGATTCCGCTCAGTGCCAGCAGTGAAGCGAATCACGGCCAAGGGATTCTCTATGAGTTCTTCCACTGTGCGGATCGAGCCGCCTGTGATGTGGCTCGGCAACAGCAAAATACTTCCTTCTCGCCACATCCCTCGCAGACATCAGGATGAGGTTTCTGCTGATCGTCATTGCAATCGGCACACGCGACCCAGATGAAATCGCGATGACGACCATCAGCACTCATCGGACGCCAGACATGCCAGCCGGAGCCATCGCCGCAATTAGGGCAGAGAATTGTCACGGAGTTTCGCATCGTGCCATGCCAGAATCGCGACCATCGCCACCCAAATATCAGCAATCGGTTCACCGTAATCCGCAATCACTCTGGGCAATCTGCGTTGGGCCACGCGAACGCGGCAGAAACGGTCAATTGCCTGCAAATTCACGTACAAGCGGGTTTTAGCCGATTTAGCCTTGCGTCGGGCCTAGCTCATCTGTTAGGCTGATCGCAGGAGCAGACCATGCTGATTCTGGAGATTGCGGCAGCCTTCTACATCGTGCAATGCCTCTTCGGCTTCATTGTGCTCTGGGTCGGTGATTGAGGTTACGGTTGATCGTCGGGTGATTGCGCCGCAGCGAGCACGGCCGCCCGAATCAACTGCGGCGACACTTTGGCGACTGATCCCGCTGCTCCATACGCCCCGCGTGCGAGCAGGGATTTGAACATCGGGCTGCGGTCAGCCAAGGCCGTCAGAAACGTCATTGGATTGTGCGTCACCCAGGCAAAACCGATCGGGTCACGATTGCCAGACATGGCCACGCGGCGTCCCACCACATCGGCGGCTTGCAGGAGTTTTCCTTCACGGGCATTCAGGGCCGACACGGCGGGCACTTCAGTGGCAATTTCCTCTTTCAGCCCACGCGCCAAGCCTTTCTGCGCTTCAATCGTTGCTGATTTGAGCTCGCCGTACTTCCCCGCGAGCTGGCGATACGTGCCCGTTTTCAACGCTTGCGCCTGTTCAATCGGTAAGCGGCTCCCACCATACGCCTCGAGGAATTCGTTGCCGACATCAGCTACCGCTCCGAGGTCACTGGCCGGATTGACTTGCTGGCTGACGTGTTGGGCGACGGGCGTCAACCGGGTGACGACGGCGTGAGGGCTAATAGTAGCAGTCGATCCGGCGAGCGCGTCTTTGATTTGCTCATTCGTCGCATCGATCAATGCGCCCAACTTGGCTTGTCCCGCTTTCGTGATTGAAATGCCCTCATCAAGCAAGGTTTTGACCAGTTGCGGCGTGCCGCCCGTCGCGCGCTTCGCTGCGGCGAGTGTCGGTTTGACGGCTGACTGCATCAAGCGAGTGCCGCCTGCTCGCAGCGCTGCGCCAGTGCCAAGGCCCACGGCTTCAGGGACAGCGCCTTGCCAGACACCTTCCTTTGCCACCGCTTGCACCGCTTCAAGCGGCGTGCTGGGTGCTGGGCGTCCGCGCGCACGATTGATGAGTTGCTTGTAGGCTTCTGCGCCACCGGCGCCAAACAGCCCACCGACGACCGTGCCACCAGGACCGAGCACGGAGCCGGTGAGGCCGCCCACAATCCCGCCAGCGACCGGCAGCTTATTGATGGCCCAATCCGCCCAACTTTCCGGTGTTTTCGGTGTCGGTGAAGGCGTCGGACTGACATCTTCGGCGCGAAAGGTTGTCGGCGCGTCGATCTCGGCGGCCGTGAACTTGACGGTCTGCACTATTTCACTCCGACGCCTTCGTAGCTGCCATCGGGATTGATTTTCGTCACCCGCAAGCGAACGCCTTTGACCGTCACAATCTCACCGAGTTTCGGCGCTGGTGTCGCGGTGACTGTTGGCGTCGGTATCGGCGCGGGTGTGCTCGACAGGCCCGCCGCGCCGATACTCTCGATGGAGTTCTGTCGAATCTTCAGATTCGTGCGGGCGAGTTGAATGGCGCTGAGCAGTTGATCCTTCGTCCAATCGGCCGACAGGTTCTTTTGTGCGAGGCCGAGCGCATGATCGGTCGGGGAGTTGCCGCCCATGTAGACGTTGCCGAGTTCGGAGGTCACGTCGGTGATCTGGGCCTGGAGATTGGTCGCAATTTGCTGAGCCTTCGGGCCGAGGGCACCATTCACGGCGGCGGCGAGTTGAACTTTGTTCAGGATTGGAAACTTGCCGGCATCCCACTGCTTTGCCAAGTCTTCAATGACGCCTAGTGAGTCGGATGCTGTACTGATCGCTTGTCGGAGTCGCGTTTGCTGCGCGCCGTTCAACGTCGCGACATGCTTTTGGGCGGCTTGCCAGTCGAGATTGGCTTTGGTCAGATCGTATCCACGCTTGGAGAGTTCGGCGCGGACTGGACCAGCCATCCGATACAGCCCTCTCACATCAGGCGGTTGCAAGCCTTGCTCAATGGCATCCGCGATCGAAGCAGCATCGGTGGTTGTTTGCTGAAGGGTGACGGCTGATGCCGGCGGAATAGCTTTGACTTGGCCGGTGACATCTTTCCCTTGATACATCCACTTGCCGCCCGAGCCGTCTTTGTTCGGCACGTAATCGACGGGCACATCGCCGACGCCGGGCAAGCGCATCGTGTGGGTTTGCGACGGTGACGGCTTCTCAGGCGCCGTATAGATCGGTTGATTCGTGGTCGGATCCACCAACGTGCCGCCCGCGGGCACTTCGCGCGGCTTGATACGTTCGCTCGCCCCTTTCGACTGCTGGATGTAGCGTGCTTTGACGGCCGTTCGCGCCTCGGGCGGCATCGACAGATTCCGATTCGCTTCCTCGCGCGTGATCCACTGATTACGCGCCGCGACACCGTTGAAGACTTGCCAATCGCCCTCGTTGGTCACATCCAGGCCCACGGCGCTATTGCCCAGGCTTTCTCGGTTCTGGTCGAGTAACCGCCCGCGCAACTCCTGCGTCTTCGCCGCTTCCTCATTCCATTTCGTGCCCTGCTCCAAAATCTTCGGCACGTAATGGCCCATCTTGTTGGCTTGTGCAACCTTCGTGGCCTTTTCGATGCTGAAGTGGCCTTCATCATCCCAAATCGGCTGGCTCCAGACGTAATCGAGCGCGTCCTGCTCGCCTTGGGCGCGCTGCTCGCCGCGGAGGCGCAGGTCGGTGAGCTGTTGCTCGGAGGCCGCTTGCTGGTTCAACCGCTGCTCGCGCGACTTCAGCAGATTCTGCTCGGCAACCTGCTGCGGGATCGCGCCGATGTTCTGGATGGCCTCTCCCCAAATTCGGCCACGTTCGCGCGCCGCGGCGGCTTGGGATTGGCCGTAAGCGGTGAGAATTGCAGCGACATCACTCATTTAATGCTCAACCGTTCTATGGTAAAGTGAGCGACGACGGTGAGCGTTTTCCGCGCTCACCGTGTCTAACCACATTCCCCGCAGTTGGAGGCTGCGCGGTCGATGGCTGTCGAATCTTAGCAAATTCAGGTCGAGTGGGCTCAGGTATGGCCCGGTTTGGTCAGGTATGGTCAGGCGAGATCAGGCATGGCAAGGCTTGGTATGCCAGGGTAGGCCGGGATTGGGCGGTGTGCGGTATGGCGCGGCAAGGTACAGCGAGGTTGGGTGTGACAGGGTTGGGTCAGGTATGGCGAGGCAGGGTTCGGTTTGCTCGGGTCAGGCACGGCTAGACGAGGTTCGGCAGGGTTCGCTTCGATGTGGCATGGCGTGGCTTTATTTGGAGGGTAGAGCGATGGCACAAAACCAAGAGACTGAAATTGGCCCCGTTGACAATTCAGCAAAAGGACTCATCGCATTCGGCGAGCCGTACATGGTACGCGCGATATTGGTCGGCGTAGCTGACATCTTGTTTCACCGATGGTCCGTAGAAGGCGTGGAAGCGAAGGGTCGAGCGGCGAAAGGATCAAAGGCGAAGCGTTCCGACGATTTAGAAAGTTACGTATGGAGGGACGATCTCGGCCGACTGTGCGTGCCCGGTGAGTACGTCAGGCAATCAGTCATCAATGCGGCCAAGTTCCGACAAGATCCGCGCAGCCCGCGTAAGTCTGCAATGGACCTATACAAAGCTGGCGTCGTGTCACTCACGCATCTTGCGCCAGTGAATGCGAACGGCACGCCACTCGATGCGAAGCCACAAGCGTGGGATTACGAGCATCGGTGCCGGGTCACGGTGCAACGCAATGGCATCACGCGGACGCGACCGGCGATGAAAGCAGGTTGGACAATCACTTGTGATTTTTTGATCAATTTACCGGAGTATGTCGCACCCGATGCGCTTCATGATGTCCTGGTCAACGCTGGCCGTCTGATCGGTCTGGCTGATTTCAGACCGAGCTATGGCCGATTTGCCGTCAAGTCTTTCGAAGGATTGATCCTCGAATAACGACCAATTGCGGCTCGGCGTGGTGCGGTCGGTCTGGGTACGGTTCGGCGTGGTGGGGCATGGTTAGGCTCGCTGGGACAGGACTTGGCACGGCGGGGTAAGGCTAGGTGGGATAAGGCGAGGTACGGTGCGGCATGGCCAGGTGTGGCAAGGTCGGATTTGCTAAGGCGTGGTAAGGCGTGGCGCACTCAGGCGGGCTAGGATTTGGTCTGGTTCGGCGGGGTGGGGCACGGTCAGGCAAGCTGTGGCATGGTGCGGTCGGATTAGGCGAGGCAAGGCTAGCTGCGGTGAGTTACGGCAGGATTCGGTATGGCATGGTATGGCCCTTATCCTCCATATAAGGGTACGCTGGTTTTTGTGCTTTGTCCGGCTGAAAGTCCACCGGCGTACAAGTCTCGATATCGGTTCCAGGGATCTTGTGATTGGGTCAAGAAGTTTTCTTGATACTTTCTGAACGCCCTGTCATATGCTGCGCCGTATTCGCCGGACGCGTAGTCTTGCGCGTACCGATTCAAACTTTTCTGCGTGCCACCACTCAAAAGTGAACCCTGTGCGGCTGCGCTCCGTTCGAGGGCCTGTTGCCCCATGGCCATACGAGCTTGATAACCGGGCTCGGCTTGTAAGTCTGAAAGCGATGGAGCTTGGAACGGTGGCGGGATCGCGCCTGGTCCCGTGTAAGGACCACCGCCTGCCCCGCCTGCTCCTGCGCCACCAGCGCCCCCTTGGGGAATCCAAACGGGATGCCCTTCACCAAAACCGACGCGCACCCACTGCCCATTCGGGAGCTGGATCTTCGTCTGATCACCGACGGCGTTCGGCGGCGTGATCTTGAAGCCGTATTGCTGCAACGTCGGAGCGAGTTCGTTGAAGGTCTGTTGATTCCACGGCCGATTCCCGACCAACTGCATGAACCATTGCTGTTCGTTGCCGGGTGTGGGGCCACCGCCGCCTGTCAACGCGCCGGATTGCGAGCCGTAGACGTTCGGCATGGTCGGTGAACCGGGTGTACCAGCGGTCTGCGTCTGCATGCGGCCCGCTTGTTGGCTCCACCAATCACTGCCGCCGTCCGTCAACGCGAATTGGTTCGGCATGGTCTATCCCACCACTTGCGCGCCCGCCTGCTGATAAAATGACACATGCTCTTGCGGCACGGCTTTGGTGCTCCCATCGGGCGCTCGCATTGTGATCATCTGTCCAACTGAAGCCGGACGCGGCACCGCGGTGCCTTCGGCTGGTCCGCCTGGTGTCGCGGGTCCGCGCTGACGGATATCCGGCTGCACGGCTCCGGTTTCCGATCCCGTGACGCCGGGCCAGGTCTGCGCGGGAGCAAACTGGCTCGGATCGAGGCCGAGAATCTGGGCCATCCGTGCCCCAGCGCTCTGACCGAGGTTCATGTAGGGCTGCATCCGAGCATTGAACTGCCCATAGCGTTGCGCTTCGAGATTCTGGAGGTACTGATCACGTTGCTTGGCGTAGGCCAAGGCTTCGCGGGCGGTCTGGGCTTGAATTTCGGCAGCTTTACTGATCCCGCGAGACTGGATGCCCGCCCCGATCAGATTACCCGCCGTGCCGATCACCGCTCCACCTGCGGTACTGCCGAGAAACTTGCCGACGCCGCCCAGCCAGCTACTCGCACCGGTTCCCGCCGTACCGCCGCTCATTCCAGCAGCCGCTTCGGTCGCGACATCGGCTCCGAGCGCTCCTGTCGCCCCAGTCGTGCCTGCTGCACCGGCCGTGATCGGGGCCGTGGCGGCTGGCGCGGCACCGGAGGCCACGCCGGTGCCCGCGCCAGCCTCTCCAGCCCCAGCGGCTCCACCGCCGCCCGTGAGCGCTTGGACGGCATATGGGGCGACCACGGGGGCCGCCATCAAGGCAATCGTCGTTTTCGGATGCTTTGCGGCCCAGACCAAGGGCGAGAGCGCACTATGGCCCCCTTGCTCCATACTGACGACCCGGCCGTTCTCAAGCCGATAATCGGTGTCCCCTACGCGAACGGTGGTCGATTGACCGCTCCGCAGCGCCGTTTGAATGCGCGGATCTTGCAGCTCGGCGCGCACCTCTGGCGAGAGGTTCGGATTGCTCGGGTCGGTGGCCGCATACCGATGGGCCGCTTGATAGAGGCGCGCTTCGGCCAACGTCATGGCGACGGGGCCATTCGGGGTAGGGACCCAAATCTTGCCGGCCGGGGGTGAGGCGTAACGGTTCGCCATGTGTTCGGTTTTCCCGAAATCGTGTCAGATCGCGCGATTATGTGCTGATTTCGATGTAAAGTATCCTGTTTTTCTGTCGATTCGAACACTTCTCATATTCGCGCCAGCGCCCAAAATGTCGTCCCGTCCCCTTGCATAAGCACGCTGTTGTACTGGGCCGCGAGTGTTGGATTGACGACGCCATCGATGGTGCCCGTCAACGTGACGGCATTGGCTGAAGCGTCTGTTTTTTTAACACACAGAATCCGCCCGCTTGTGGGCGTTGGCAGCGTGATCGTTACGGCTCCGGCTGTGGCATTCACCAGAATCGTCCAATCCGTCGAGAGGACGGTATACGGCGAGTCCGCGAAGACCTTCGTGACAACTTGATGGGTCACGTTCGTGCCGGTGACGGCCGTCAGCGCCGCAGCATTCAAGGCCGGGAGGGTGCCACTCAGCACCGCCGCATTCAGCGCCGTGAGGGCTGCCCCAGAGATCGCTGGCAGAGCACCCACCAAATTGCTGGATGTGAGCGATGTCAGCGCCGAGCCATCGAGGGCTGGCAAGGCTCCGGTCAGATCCGCGCTCGGAATCGTGGCGGAACTCTGCACCGCTGCCACGGCTCCAGCCACCGTCATGCTCAAATGCCCGGCGGTCAAGGTGCCGAGCGAAAACTCGTCGGTCAGACTCGGATTACTGGTCAGAACTAGATACCGAGCGTTAGCCGGCGCAACTGCATATGTGACAGTCTGCTGGAGATCGACGTAAAAACGATTCCACAGCGCATTGACCTGCCCGCTTTGGTCCGCGAGCGGAGTGTTGACGGGTGGTGGCGCAATCGCCGTGCTGCTCATCTAAAGTGCGCCGCTCCCCTGCGTGATTTTCAACCACAGGCCCGGCCCAAACCGCACGGGCACGGGATCACTTCCGCTGATCTCAAACACGAAGCGATCCATCCGCACGCGCCCCAGTCGATGCCACACACATCGGGTGAAGTACTCCCCCATGCGCCCGAGTCGTGCGGAGATCGCGGGCGTCCACGTCTGCCCTGCATCACGACTCACACGCGCGAGCACGGTGGGATTGACGCCTTGCCCTGTTGACGTGCCGATGCCGACTTGGACTCCAAGCTCCACTTGATCCAAAAAGCCGATGTCCGCTTCGGCGGAAAGATACGGCGCTCGGCGCAGCCAGCGCATCATCGCTCCGTTTTCCGTGAACAGGCTCAAATCAAGGACATAAATGTCCCCGGTTTCGTAGTCACCGCAAATCAATCCCGCCGATGTGCTCGCCAATCCACGCACACGCCAGCGCAGGAAGATGGCCAGCGTTTCATCCCACGTCCCGCGTTGGTGCCAGAGTTGTTCTTTCGTGTCATACACCCAGGTTTGCCCGCACGTACCAGCACACGGCACGGTCCACGCGATGAAGGTATGGCCTTCAGCGGAATAACAGAGCGCTTCCACGTCATCGAGATTTGTGGCTTGGGCGACGGCAAAGTCAATCGCATCGGTGCTGATCGGCTGCGCTTGCCCTTCCGTCGCGCGGACCATATAGGCCCGGCCTTGCTAATTCTGCGAGACGAAGTAGAGGGCGTGACCAGCAGTCGCCCAAGCATCCG